AACTTTGAACGATGTTGCCATATCTTGTGTGATAGCCATTGGTGTTTCTCCTGTCTTTTACAAAGTATATTAAGCTTTATCTCTAATGATAAGCCCGGTTCGGTATGCATCGGTAACTTCTTTTGCTTCGCCGAAGTTCTTCAAAGAGGTAACGGCTTCCACAAAACGTTTCTCATACTCTTGCATGACATCCGCCTCACCTTTCATATAGGTGTAAGCCTCAATCAAGCAGCCGTATAAAAGAGCTACTTCCGCATTTGTGCTTAACCAAGTAGTGCCGCTTCCCGCTCCTAAAGTCAAACTTGCAGGGCGGTAGAAGTAATGAAGCTCTACTGCGTACGACGAATCGGGCGTAGGGCCTATCAAAAAACTACTCACGTCAAAGTATGCGTAGTAACGCGGCGCGCCCGTAGTGGTCGCATCCGGATTAAACTCTTGGACAAAGTTAACATCCTTGTACTCAAGAAAATCTTTGTTACCGTCACCGTCCGTGTAAGACAGTGAAAACGGTGCTAAAAAGTCGCTAGGAGCCGCAAGGTATTGATTGCTTGCCGTCATGTTTGCTGTAGCGTTTTTACGAAAAAGCGTAAGCTGAACGTTCTTTAAGATACGCTCTTCGGCCACGCGTATAAAAAGCGGCAGGTTATTCACAAAACTTGTTTCTTGGTTTTGCGTGTAATCCTGTATTGCCGTTTTTAATTCGTCGTAAGTAAAACTCATGTAATTACCACCGTCACGCTACCTACTTGGCAAAAACCTGTAACCGGTTTTAAGTTTGGCGCTTCTACTAAAGGAACGCCTACGTACACATCTAATGGCTCCACCCTATCCGGGCGAGCATCTTTTAAAGCCTGCGGGTCAATAACTTTCCGGCGAGGATTAAGTTGAGGCTGTTTAACTTCAAACTCATCCCTTCCGACCAGCATCCCGGTCCACTCTTTTTTCATGTCGTTAAGCTTGTAACGAAACCCGGAGCGGTCTGAAATGCCGTAGGCGTTTTTACCCGTAGCAAACTTGCCCATTACAGATTCCTAGAATACGCTAAGCTTGGAACAATATTAAAAGAAGCCCGGTCACGGTCTTCGTCCATCGCACGCTGCATTTCTTCTTCATACAACGCTTTAAGTAATTGTATTCTGTCCGGCGCTTTCTTGATTGCAATGTAATACGCTAAGCCCGCAGCAAGTGCCGGATAAAATCTAAACGGTATTTGCAACGTATCTGTTGCAGAATCCGCATCGTCTAAACGAACTAAACGGTTATAGATAATTTGGTCAGTGCTGTTGTCCGGGACAGGCCACAGCTTTAACACCGGGCTTATTAAACGGTCCAAAAACCACTGTGACGACCTAGACTGCTGCGTTTTATTTGGGATGTTTATATAGTCATCCCTACTCAAGCGGTCTATACCGTAATCAGTCCCGTCGCGGCGAACAACTATAGACAAAATATCAATAGTGTCAGCGCCTACGTTAATCTCGGAGACGCCCTGAGTTAATGTGGTAGTGACCTGTTGAATGGTCCACTGGTTCAAACCACGATTAGCCCAATCCGCAAACAAAAGATTCATAGAGCGCTTGGCGGTTTTTAGATCGTACCCGGTACGCATCTCCTTCCCGCATCGCTCAAACGCCTCTTCGATATAATCCGAGACGTCTAATTCAAAATCTTTTGATCCAGAAACAGCCATTATTTCTTCTTCCTTTTAAGCGACGCTACACGCTTAGGTTTACCTGCGGGTTGCCCAAGACGCTTCTTTTGCGCTACTCGGGACTTTTTCTCTGCCGCTGTCATTTCACCGGCGGTCTTAGGAGTTTTGCTCGAAACACGTTTTTTAGGGCGACAATACGGAGTTCCGCGTTTTTCCCCTTCTTTGCGTCCACAAGGCTTACCTGTACGGACGTCTACCCACTCCTCCTTAAACCATCGTTTAAGGTCTGCGCCTTTCTTAGTCTTACGAACCGCCACGGGACTTATTCCCCCAGTTCTTAGCGCCAACTTTACGGCACTTGGCTATTGCGCCAGAAGCGTAGGCAGAAGGGAAGACTTTGTAACGCGCCTTTACCTTACGGTAACAAGCGTCTTTACTGGCGTCTCCGCCATCTTTAAAACCGGGAACTCCGCGGCCTTTCAACACGTCCGCACGAGTCACTTTCCCGTCTTTGTTAAGATCCGGGAACTTCCCTTTTTTAGTGGCTGCTCCGCCATCTGCATAGCCCGTAACCTTTAATCCGTTACGTACTTTACCCATGCCTTTGCACTTAAGCATATTACTTAAACCCGCGGACCGCGCAGCCGCCTTTAGCCATCTTACGGACAGGGCCACCGACCTTCATGCCTTTTACAGCACAACCGCCTTTAGCCATTTTCTTAGGCTTAACTTCGCCGCCATACATCATACCCATGGCTTCCATTTTGCGAGGACTGCATTTCATAACATTCTCCTAACCTAATATCATCATAACGACCGCGACTAATGTCGCGGAAAGTTGACTAGCTATACCGGCTAAAATCATCCAGTTCTTGTTCCGCAGATCACGTATATCATCTTCCATATGGTCAAGATGATTATTCTCAATACGGTGCAAAATAGTTTCAACGACGGCCATCTGACGCTTCACGTCGTTTACTTCCTTCTCTAAATGATCGTTACTTACCATTTCTTGCAACTCCAGTAACGTGCAGAGAACTTGTCTTTTGCCGTATCGCAGTTATGGCGCGCTCTAAAATTAGCACGCCTTTCGGGTATGTTCTTTTTGATGGTCATATTAGGATCACCAAAACGAACTAATTTTACGTCATCGCCTTTCTTAGCTAAAACAGCAAACTTCTTGCTACCGCCTGAAGTCCTTTTCGGCTTGTTATAGCCGGAAAAAGTTTCTCCGCGGTAGCTAAGACGCCCCGAAGGGCTTCGTTTTACGCTCTTAGTGCTTGCCATTTTTTACTCAAAAAACAAGTCAGCTTCTAAAAGGTTAGTCATAACGAAGTAGACTCCTAACTGGGTAATAAAACCACTGTTTGGAACGGAAAACGTATTTGCAAAAGCATCGCCCGCTGCAACTCTTTTACACATTAGCCAACGCTTTGGCTTTTCTTGCTTTGATCCACTGTTAGCCACATAGTCAGCCGCAGGCGTACCCGTAATGGTGTCAGAATTTAGCATTGTAATGGTAAAAGTGCCTGAGCCTGTCACCGTAATTGGGTAATTACCCGAAGTAGCCGTTCCGCCAGTCCCTGTTGCAAAGCAGATGCCTACAACGTCTCCTGTGGCCAACCCGTGACTTGCTTTTGTAACCGTTACTGTCGTTCCCGTTTGGGCATATGTTCCCGACACGGGAGCAGTGTCCGTGTCATACACGGTCAACTTGCCTGCACTGGCGGTACCAACAATAGAAAACTCTTTAAGTCTGTGGGGGCCAAGAACAGCAAAACCGCTTTCCTGCTTACTGACTTGAAAAATTTGAGATAAGCTACTCACCTAATCTCTCCTCTTAAACAAGGTTAGCGTTCTGGATGTACATCACAGTGACATCTGCTACGCCCGCCGTGCCGTCTTCGTCGGTCGCGGCAAAAGTAGAGATAACTTGAATGTCTGTAGTGCCTACGTCTGTAGAAACCGAAGTCATAGCGTCACTAAAAGTAACACCTGCCGCCTGTACAGTAGTCGCACCCAAGAAAGCATTTGGATCGCCTGAAGTACCTACTTGGACTGTTGAGGCAGTAGTATCGTCGTTAGCTGTAGTAACGTTCAGGACCACTGCAATAATCTTAGAATTCGCAGGGATAGTAGCAACAGTAGTAGTCTGACCATCGGCACCCGTAGCTGCGATAACCGCCGCTTGAGCCATGCTGACGAAACCAGAGTTAGCTACGTCTGTGCCAACCGTTGTACCAGTGGTGTTTCGAATTGTACCGGCCTTAATAGGACCAGAAAAAGTAGTAGTCGCCATGAAGATCTCCTGTCGTGGCTAGTGTCAGTCGCGGGATGCGACTGTCAGGGACATTTGTAAGATACGATAAAAAAAGGGGCAGCACAAGCCACCCCTTTTCCACACAAGACCTAAATCTTATGAACCGCTACCGTACACAGCACGCCAATCTGAGACGCCGAAGCTGTAACGCTCACGGGCCTTGAATCGCATGTTGCCAGTATCGAAGTCGCCTTCCATCGCAGTCTTAAGAGGAGTTCTGTTGAACATCTTAAAACCGTTAGGAGCATCAGTCTTGATGAAGAAGTTGTCTGGGTCTGTCAGGAAGTGGTTAACCACCGCACCGTCAGGAATCATACCCATAGACTTAGTCGCATTGATGTCGTTATCGGCAGTGCCGGGACGCAGGTTAGAGTTGATTACTCGCTCTGCAATAAATTGCAGCTCTTTAGGAATAATCATCTTCATGCCACGTACGGCAATCTTAAGACCACGCTCATCTGTCAGACCCGCGATGTTAATGAGCATTTGCTCAAGAGACGTCTCGTTAAGGTCTGCTGGTGTAGCCAAAAGATTTGACTGGTTACCAGATAAAGATGGGTGTGATGCAGAACAAAGAGCAGCGCCGTCACCGACAGGTGCCGCAGCATTGAACGCGTTGTTTAACACAGAGGCAGCTTTAATTTGCTTAGTCTGTGACATAGAACGAGCAAGAGCACGAGTGTAACGAGCTGCAAGACGATCGTAAAGATTGTCCTCAACCGCTTCCTCAGTGATGCTGAATGCCAAGGCAATGGTCTCGTGAGTGTAACGTGCAGTAAATGTTTCCTGCGCGTCATCAAACGAGATAGAACCACCCTCTGACTTAACCGGGGCAGTGCCAAAACCTGACAACATCACTTCCTCTTCAAATGCACGATCTGATGACTCTTCGTCAAAGATCTCTGCATGCTCATTTTCGTAACGATCGTACTCCATCCCGAACAACGCATTTAGTCCGGGTTCCAGCTCTTTCGCTAGTTGTGCGCGAGATATAGCCATGATTTAGCCCTCTTAAATGCCAGTGGTTAATGAAGTGGTTTGTGAATCAAACCGCGATGCATTTGAATTGAAGTGAGCATTGAAACGCACTTTAAGCGGGATACCCGCCGCAGTGTAATCACTGTTCGCTTCGTCATCTACAATGCCTACAATACGGAGGGGCAACGTTGCTGTAGTAGCAACAGTGCTTACGCCCAACGCAGAGGTAGAGTTACCGTTGTTTGTAGAACCCGCTTGAGCAGAAGTGCCCAAAGACGCGTTTGAAAACACGGTAGCTAGAGCAGTTGCTCTGTCAGTAAGACTTGCATCCGAAGCAACTTGGAAGATTTGATTCGGATTATCTGCAACGTAAGCTTTAATGGGATAGTTTGTATCCACGCTTACGCCAGCAGAGCCCGGCCAGTAGTTTAGCCACACAGGCTTTTTCTGGACAGAGTCTTGATATTCAACACCCATCAGGACACCTAATGCTGCGGTAGTACCGCCCGCTGTATCTGCTGCACGAGCAATTACACCGGCACTAGTAGGAACAACAATTCCATACTGGAAGATAGCATTAGCGTTGTCAGAAGCGATTTCGTACTCGGTTACACCGGTACTGTTTACGCCGCTGCCAACAAGCCCAATAGGACGTAAACCATAGGCAGTTGCTTGATTTGCCATGATGTATTTCTCCTAAAGGGGTGGCTTAATTCTTTCGAGAGCCACCAAAAGTTACACGAGATTGACGATCGGGTTTATTGATCGCCATAGTTGAGTGAGCATTTTCCCGCATCATGTCGTGATCGACAGCATCCATAAGA